TTCAAAAAGTTAAAGGTGAAAAGATTACTAAATCAGGAATTTCAAAAGGTAAGGATATAAAATAATGGTAAACCCAAGATATAGACCCTTTAACGGTAATTCAAGAAAGCCTATTAAAAAACAGGAAGAAGTAATACTAAGCGAAACAAAGACAGATTTTGTGTATCCCGCAAAGGAAAAATATATTGGATCACATATTAAAAGTGATTTAGCAGGCGCGCCTGTTTCAAATGAAAGTTATGAGAAGTATTATAAAGATTTAATATGAGTTTAGAAAACATAATCTATAAACTTCAAAGAAATTTAGATAAAAGAATACAACAATTAGCAATCTCGGTAACGTCCGGAGGGGTTGACAGTATGGAAACATACAAGTATATAATAGGACAAATAAATGCCTTAGAGGCAACTAAACAGGAAATCTCTAACCTGCTTAATGATAAGGAGCAAAATGAAGGAACAGTCGTCGACATCAACACAAAAAATCCACTTACCAAATAAGGATTTAGTCGGTTTAAAAAGATCAGAAGAACAAAAAGAAGTCACAAAAGAAAAAACAAAATTACCCAAACCTACTGGTTGGAGAATGCTAGTTTTACCATTTAGAATGGATGAAAAAACTAAAGGCGGAATCTTACTAGGAGATGAAACTATAGACCGACAACAAGTTGCATCGCAATGCGGAAGTGTACTTGCAATGGGAGATGCTTGTTATAGGGATAAAGAGAGATATCCAAACGGTCCGTGGTGCGCGGTTGGTGATTGGGTGGTCTTTGCACGTTATGCAGGATCACGTATAGAAATTGAAGGTGGAGAAGTTCGTCTTTTAAATGAAGATGAAATATTAGCAACGGTTCAGGATCCAACAGATATCCTGCACAAATATTAACATAGGAAGGAACTATGCCAGAGGAAAATAAAATAAAACAAGAACAGCCGAAAGTAGATTTAGATACTTCAGGACCTGAAGTCGATGTAACTTTACCAGAGGAAGTAAAAGAAGAAGAAGTAGTAGAAACCAAGGAACAGGAAACAGTAAAAGAAGTAAAAGAAGAACCAGTTAAAGAAGATGATTCTAAGTTAGAGGAATACAGTAAAGGTGTTCAATCACGTATTGCTAAACTCACAAGAAAAATGAGAGAAGCAGAACGTAGAGAAGGCGCTGCTGTTGAATATGCTCAATCTTTAGAAATACAAAGAAAAGAAGATCAGTCTCGATTTAAAAAAATGGATACTGATTATTGGTCTAGATTTGAGAAAAATGTAAAAACAGGAATGGAGTCTGCTCAAAAAGAATTAGCAGGCGCTATTGAATCTGGAAATGCAGAAGCTCAAGTTGAAGCTAATAAACGGATTGCCACATTAGCATATGATAATGCTAAATTAGAGCAAGCCAAAGCAAATAAACCCGTTGCACAGGAACCTGCGCAACTATCAGACGGTGGAAGATTACCACAGCAAACTCCGCAAAGTTTACCGGAACCTGATCCTCAAGCAGAAGCTTGGGCTAGTAAAAATACATGGTTTGGCAAAGATCGAGCCATGACCTTTACTGCCTTTGAAATTCACAAGGATCTTGTAAATGAGGGATTCGACCCTAAATCGGATGACTATTATTCTGAAGTTAATAAAAGAATAAAAGTTGACTTCCCACATAAATTTGCTATAGGTGGTGATGTAGAGCAAACGTCCAAGACCAATCAGTTGGTTGCTTCAGCTCAGAGAAGTGTAAGACCTGGACGCAAAACTGTGAGACTCACATCTTCACAGGTAGCAATAGCTAAAAAATTAGGTGTGCCACTCGAAGAGTATGCAAAACAAATAAAACTCACGGAAGGAGCATAAGCATATGAAAAAAGAAAAAAAAGAAACTTCTCGTGCGAGCCAAACACGGTCAAATACTGAAAGACCAAAAGTGTGGGCTCCTCCATCTTCTCTAGATGCACCCCCTGCACCTGATGGATTCAGGCACAGATGGATACGGGCAGAGAGTTTAGGATTTCAAGATTCTAAAAATATCTCTGGAAGATTAAGATCCGGTTATGAATTGGTGAGAGCCGATGAATATAAAGATACTGATTATCCTGTAGTCACTGAAGGAAAATACAAGGGGATTATCGGGGTTGGTGGCCTTGTACTCGCAAGGGTGCCCGAAGAAATTGCGAAGTCTCGAACTGAATATTTTGCTAGACAAGCAGAAGGTCAGAACGAAGCAGTTGAAAACGATTTAATGAGGGAAGAGCATAAGAGTATGCCTATCGATGTTGACAGGCAGTCTCGCGTAACCTTCGGTGGTACAAAGAAAAGTTAATTTTTTAACTATTCCTACTCATCGATTTAAATCAACCCGTTTACATTTATGTAAACATTAAGGAGTAATAACATGGCTAATAGAAACTCAGCCGGTTTTGGGTTTAGACCAAATGGAACGTTAGGTAATTTACCTGCGACTCAAGGTCTATCTCAGTACTGGATTGCTTCCGCAGCATCAGTTGATCTTTTTAACGGCATGGCGATGAAATCGTCAGCCGGTTATATGATTACTGGTGAAAGTGCAACTACAGTTACGACTATAGGTGTTCTTTACGGAATCTACTATACAGCGGCTTCTACTAATAAACCCACTTGGGCGCATTGGTATGACGCAACAATTACTCCAGCAAACAGTGAAGACACACAAGCGTTTGTTAATGATTATCCTCTTCAGAAGTATACTATAGCTTCAGATGATGCAGTAGCAGCTAATGTTCCTGCAGCTCACGTGAAGTTTATGGAAACTTTCTCCGTGTATGCAAATACAGGCGGAAGTACTACAACAGGTAAATCGTCAGCAACTCTTGACATCGCGGCAACACATGCAACAACACACTCTTGGAGATTATTAAGAAGTGCTGAGGAAGTTGAAAACAACGACCTTACAGCAGCTTATTGTTCTCTAGAAGTTGTTCAGAACTTGTCCGAATTTGTCGGATCTGGCACATAGGAGCAACATAACATGGCAATATCACGAGCACAGCTAGTGAAAGAACTAGAACCAGGTTTGAATGCACTATTCGGCCTGGAGTACAAACGGTATGAAAATCAGCACGCTGAAATTTATACAACAGAATCATCTGACAGAGCTTTTGAAGAAGAAGTGATGTTAAGTGGTTTTGCAAACGCAAACGTTAAAGTGGAAGGATCTGGAATTGCTTACGATGAAGCACAAGAAACTTACACTGCACGTTACACACACGACACTATTGCTTTAGCATTTTCAATCACTGAAGAAGCGATTGAAGATAATTTGTATGACAGACTCGCGTCTAGATATACAAAAGCTTTAGCAAGATCTATGTCTAATGCGAAACAAGTAAAAGCAGTAACACCTTTGATTCAAGGTCTTCCTTCAACGGATAATTTTGATTCTGGTGATGCTGTATCTTTGTTCACAACTAATCACCCAACGGTTAGTGGAACAGTAGTTAAAAATACTTTAACAACGCAAGCAGACTTAAACGAAACATCATTAGAGCAAGCATTGATTGACATTGCTGGCATGACTGATGAACGTGGAATCAGAGTCGCATCAAGAGGAATGAAAATGGTCATTCCTTCAGCTAATCAGTTCAATGCTGAGAGATTAATGAAATCTCCAGGCAGAACTGGAACAGCAGATAATGATATCAACGCCGTCGCGTCTATGGGAATGGTTCCTCAAGGTTATAGAGTGAACAATTTCTTAACTGACACTGACAGTTGGTACATCATTACTGATGTCCCTAACGGTATGAAAATGTTCCAAAGAGCAGCTTTAAAAACTGCTATGGAAGGTGATTTTGATACTGGCAACGTTAGATACAAAGCTAGAGAAAGATACTCGTTTGGAGTATCCGACTATAGAGGTATCTTCGGTGTTGAAGGTGCGTAATAACTAATTAATGAGGCCGCCTTAAAACGGCCTCATTTTAACAATAGAAAGCTAAAATGAAAAAATTCCTCATAAACATCTGGGCATATGATTATCACGCTAAATTTGAAATTTTAGCGGAGGATAATGCTCTTTCCGTTGAAAAATCAATCCTTGACAAGCTAGGAGAAAAGAGTATAAAATGGGAAAATATGGAGAA